CAGCAGAGTTAATTTTAATACGAGGGAACAAGAAAGTATAAGAGTTTGCACCAGTAGGATCATCTACAGACACTTCAAGTTCACTCTCAGTTTCATTTAAGAACCTATTAATCAGTGAAGCATCTTCAAAGTAAGCAGTGAGTGTGCCTTCGATTTCTGCACGACCATACTCAAGACTTGGAGTAGAAGCATCACCAATAACAAAGGTAGGTGCAAAGGAGTTATTCAGTGTAAAGTCAAGGGCTGTCACGATGGCCACAGCAGAGCTAGAGCCTACGTTACCAATAGCAATGTCACCAGAGTAAGCATCGAATGGAGCGGCCCCAGACGAGGCTGTTTGGGTCTTCTGTGTGTCACCAATAGTCATGTCCTTGCCAACCATGCTAAAGGTCGTAGTGACCATCTGGTTAGGCGCTAAGGAGATAGCCATGCTTGATACAGACATACCTGTAAACAATCTAGCTTGATCAATGTCAGCAGCATAGTCTTCAATAGAGAAGAATTTAGGTGTAGTGCCAACTTTAAGGACGTTAGTAGACCAAGTGTTAAGCATAGCAGATTCTAGGAAGCTGTCATAGTCACCATCACGAAGATCAACTACAATATCACCACCAGCTTGTCTGTTACCATGTCTGTCAACTCTTGGCATACGATCAGCTTGAATGTCATTACCAGCAACACGATCTTTAGTAAGATTAAGACTATGAGTGCTGAACGGAAGATTTAAAAAGTTACCAACTGGAGTAGTACCAAAAGTTACTTCGGTAACATACGATAAGCTGGAACGAGAGCCTTGGGCAAATGCCATATTAATTTCTCCTAAGAGTTAGTTATAAGAATACCAGCCAATTTCAACTGGAACGTAATACCAAGGACTATTTAGAATACCTTGCTGTCTTTCTGCATAATCAATAGATACATAAACAGTGTCAGATACTAAGTCTGTGGTAGCTTCAAAAGATGAGATAATCTTATCTGCTAGTGCATCAGCTTCACTTGGTCCGTTGCCCTCTGGGACACTACAGACTACCATAAATACACCTTGATATCTCATCTGAGGATTTCTTCCTCTTACCGCTGGTTGCCTAAGAGTTGGTAAAAACTGAGGTCTTACAAAAGGCTGTCCAGTAGTAGGGCTATATTTTACATTTTCCCAAGCAATATCTGGGATATCAGTAATATTAGTTAATTGAGTTTCTAGAGCAGACCTAATCTTATCATGCACACTAGCCATGTTTATTCCTTATCTTAGTATATACCCAGAAACCAGATTGAGTTCTGTTAAAGCCATCTACTGTAGTATCTCGTTGACCAGAAGTCCCTGTACCCGTTTCGACTACATTAGCATGTGGAGAGTCATTTCTAAGTGTAATCTTAGATAGTCCATCTAATTCAATATTAGCAATATCACTCATAAGATTTTGATAACCAGCTTCTCTCATAGCTTGAGGGTTCTGATTAGGCGTCTTATTTCTAGAACTTTTACCTCTACCACGACTGCTAGTATTAGTTTTAAATGAATGAGAAGTCACATAAGCGCCAGTATCAACAGGAGAAAACCTAACTACATCAGAGGCAATAGCTTCAAGTTTATCTATTACGCCTTCTTTAGCAATAGCCTCAAGTTTGTCTAATTTACCTTGTAGACTTGAACTTATTTTAAATGTGGCTTGCTTCGACATAATGTTACTCTTTTACATCACAGAGATAACAAACAACAACACCAGCAGAATAAATTGTAGTTACTTTAGTAATTTTAACAGCATCACCAAGTCCAGTAATTAGATCACCAGTTTCAGGTTCTTCATAATTACCACTTACAAGACACTTCCTTTGGCCAAGTCTAACATCTTCATTGTTGTTTACTAAGCCATTTGAGTAATTGTATAGATAAGCTAGGACACTATAATCTGTAGTTGCTGAACCAGTAATAGAACCAATAGATGGATCATAAGAACCTTCTGTAGTTTTCTTTCTTAAAGTAAGAAATTTACCATGATCAGATAACATTTTATTAAGACTAAAAGAGTTAAACATATGTAACTCCCTTATTCATAATCTGTTTTTGAGTAATTAGGAGGATTTTTAAATTGATCCATAGTAAAGGAAGATGGGATTCTATCTGTATCTTGTCTAACGTTAACTACCTCAGAAATTCTAACTCCGCCAGCAACTACACCAAGAACATTTGTATTCTTTCTAGCTTGGCTATCTAAGTTTTCTGCAAGAGAGCTATATTGACTTCTAAGGTCAGAGTATTTAGAAGACAGAGAACCATCAATCGTAGTATCCACAAGTCTTGCATATTTAGAAGCAATAGTTCTTGAAATCCAAGCGGCAGCTTCATAAACATTATCAAGTTTCTCAGACAAAGAAAATAGGATTTCTTCATTTTGAACTTGTTGATCACTTGTAATAGTGTCACCTACAAGGAGACGAACAGTGTTTAACCTACCACTTACTGTAGTAGTATCAAGATCAGAGGGATCATAAGACCAAGACATTGAACGTCTCCTTAATAAGTTTATTGTGTATCAGAGATAGTTTCAGGCTCACTAATTGGTGCAGATGTGCCTTTTAAAATAGAGTCTCTAAACGCTACAAAGTCTTCTGCAATCCAAGGATTACTCATAAGGAACCTTCTAATCAAGCCCCTTTGTTTATCTGAAATAGAAGACTGTTTACATTTTTTATTGTCATACTCATTCTTAGTAGAAGTCTTAGGTTTGACTTTAGAATTAAGAAGATTGACTAATGCAGTTAATTGTTTTTGATCAAGCTCTGCAAGTCTATCACCAACTTTATTTTGAGCTTGTAAGTCTGGATTATGATAAAGATAACCAATACTATATAGTGTAGCTACTTTATCTTCATTTAAATTACGTTCTAGCCAGTTGAAATGCTCTTGTCTTTTCCAATTTTTACCATCAGCAGTAAATGGAGTTTTAACAAAGATAGGCCAATCAACCTGCCAGCCAAGATAGCTAGGGTGTGTCATTATTGAAATCCTAAGATATTTTATATTCTTTTATTGATGGGTGACACCCCAAGAGGTTATCTCAGGGTGTCCCTTTAGTTTTATTGTAGTTATTAGGCCACAATGTCTTTGAAGAAGTAGCCCAGATCAGCGCCAACCACTTTCATATCGTAAGCCATTTTGACTTGGATATGTTCAGCAACTTGCATACGCTTCAGAGCATCGTCAGAGAACGACTCAACCGTAATACCGAGGTTAGCTACACCGGGAATAGTATTCCAAGCGAAGGTCAAACCAGCAGCAGGCGTCATCAGACCAGCCGAGCGAGGCGTATGGACCAACATAGCATGTTTACCACCAATGAAACCATTAGCTTCAGCAGCACCCTCTTTAGCAGAGTTAGCAACAGCTTCCATCACATAGAAGTTTTCGACTTCAAAGATTTCAGCAAGCTTGGCATCAGTGATCAGAGCAGTGTTAGCAACAGTAGCGCCACCATTCAGACGAGCAAGAATATCAGGGTGGTTAATCAGAACGTCACGAACTTCTTTACCAACAACCATTGTGTTAGGCTTGAAACCACCAGACTTAAGCTGCATGGTTCTACGAGCAGTCGTAACATCAGTGATTGGGGTCGAGTTTGTGTAGTCCGACCAGTAGACGACTTCACCAGCACCAACGGAGCCACTTGCATCACCAGCAACTTCCGAAGTCCAAACACCAGTCTTGAAGAAAGTGTTTGCGAAAGCTTCTTCACGGTGAATGAGCAGTCTAGTCATCAGGGTTTCAGCACCAGCAGCACGTAAATTGAGAACTGCATCTTCGTTAGCAAGAGTTTGTTCATCAAAGTCCATACCAAGACCATAAACGTCAGCATAGAAGCTGTCATTCGAGATGGTCATACCGATACGTTTAACTTCCGTACGAGGAGCCAACTTCTGAACATCGCCAGAGCGGTTCATGTTAGCACGATCATACACATAGTATTTGTTCGACTGCTTATCTACACCAACAACTGGAAAGATTTTATCAGCAACAAAGTTAGCCTGCGATTGAGCATAGGCCAAAGTCAGGTTAGAGAGCGGTACATCAATATGGACCTGCGAAGGAGTCAGCATAGGCATTTAATTATTCCTTTCTTATGCTTGGTAGATTAGGCAGAAGCATTGCCACCAGCGATGAGTTCAATCTCGATCACTTGGTTAGCTACAGCAGCTTCTTTAGCGTAACCCATGATAATGTTGCCAGTAGTGGCAGCAGCAGCAAGGCCAGCAGCGG